ACATTTATGTTGTAAAAGATCCAACTAACCCACAGAATGAAGGTAAGGTATTCTTATACAAGTTCGGTAAAAAGATCTTTGATAAGATTACTGCAGCAATGCAACCTGAGTTTGAGGATGAGGAAGCAATCGATCCATTCGATTTCTGGCAAGGTGCAAATTTCAAATTAAAAGCAAAAAATGTGGCGGGATATCGCAATTACGATAGTAGTGAATTTGCTGCTACTGGTGCTCTTTTGGAAGATGATGATGCCTTAGAAGCATTATGGAAGAAGCAGTACTCACTCGCTGAGTTCACTGCTGCTGATCAGTTCAAGTCATATGATGATTTGCAGAAGCGTTTAGACCAAGTACTAAATGCATCTAGACCAAAGGTTGCACCTGAGGTTGCTGATGAAGAAGAAGAGATAGTCACTGCAAAACCTGAACCAGTCGCAGTTGCTGCTGGTAGTGCAAGTGATGATGACGCACTGTCATATTTTCAGCGACTAGCTGAAGAGTAGTATATACAGGGCAAATCCAACTTTCAGTTTCAAAAATTCCCGAAAAAAAAGTCGGGAATTTTTTTTGCCTCTAGGTTTTTATAATCCTGATTTTACTCTTAAATTCTCTTTGAAGATATTTCTAGATTCTTCAATTTTTGTTTTTGCTTCAATTAGAGTATTTGTACTACCTTTCAGTCTATGCCATTGCTCATCAGGTTTTAGCATATAAGAAAGTAATGTAGGTTTATTCATATCTTTTGCTTTTCTATATCTATGTCTACCAGCAAGAATTTCATAAAAGTCATTTTTACGTGCAGCTATTATAATAGGAACTGAAAAATCTGCATTTATGTATCTTTCAGTGTTTATGTCTATTTTTGCTACTTTAGCATGATTTACCATAAATTCATTCATAGGTATTTCAAATGCTTCTCTTTTTTCTTCTTGACAATCTAGATATATCTCCCATGAGGTTTTTTGAACTTTTAGTTTCCAAAACCATGTATTATCATGATATTCGATAGATTCAAAAAATTTATTATCCTTATATGTTTTAATATAGGTTCTTACTTTAAATATCGGTATCATCACCAAATTGCGTATATAGATCATCTCCACCATTTCTAATATCATCAAACCACTCTTCATCTGATAATTGTACTGCTATTGTTTTTTTAGCATCGTCTAAAACCTCATCTACAGTATCACCTTCGCCATATGCTGTTTTATCAATATCACTAAAATCTACAACATAACAAAGAATATCATTGTGTCCTTGATTTCTTGCTTTTGCTATTTTATGTTTATCGTCACTCCATTGATAACATAGATAATTCTCTTCCATATCTTTATTATCAATAGCACTACACATATATTTTGTTCTGTTTAGAACAATTACAGGTTCACTTATATCAGCATTGATATAATTATGACCATCTTCTTTGATATGATTGATCTCCCATAAATCTAAAGAAATATGTTTTAGAGGTATACGAACTGCTTCTTTTTTAGATTTGCAATAATTATGAATATATTCTCGATTTATTAGTGTTTGTATTTTCCATGTCCATTTTCTTTTCTTTTTATCAATATCTACTCCATCCCATATGCTTACTCTTGGCATATGTATAGTCATTCTGATCCTACCATGAGGATATTTTGTTAGACAAGTCATTGAAGACTTCATAATATAACCATAAATTTTTATTATTTATTTCTTATATTATCTCCAGTTTTCATTTTTTTATTGATAAATTGTGAACTATCTTGGTAAGTCATAATATCTCTCATATCAGACATTAGCATGTCTAGGTATTCCTTTCTAAGAACAAATATATTCCTCTTTTTCTCATTTACTGATACTTCATAATCATAATTACTGAAAGATGATAGAACATCAGATCCTGATAATGAGTAATTAGTACCAAAGTAAGAATACTCAAAAGTGAAATCTGCGTCTACTAGATTACCAGCATCAAGTAAGAGAATACCATCAGTATCCCTTATTTCCTTTGTTTCATAATGGTGAACTTGAGTTACTTGCTCTGGACTGTACTTATTATCAATAAATCGCTGAAAGTCATATTGTGACATTGGCCATTCATCTCTAATATTGATGATATTGTTAGATATTAGTATAACCCAATCTAAACTAGAATCTTTGTAAATGTCATATGCTACATTATCAGGTCTATCATCACCTTGAATATTATATTTTTCAAATGACATAGCATTTTCAAAATACTTTTCTCTTATTTTACCTCTTTTGAAAAGGTTTTTTACTACTGTAGCATCGTTGGAAGAATTACGATCTGGTGAAAATGAAGGTAATACTATATTTGGATGATAATCGAAATATGCCATGTTAGAATCCTATGTCGTTTTCGTTGATTTCATTTTCACCTGTAACTAACATACCTAAGTCATCTACAGATGCATTATCTTTACCACCAGCAATATAGTCATTAGAGAATATTGGTGATAATTCTGTAAATGTTAGTTCCATTGTGCTTCTTACAGGCATTGATATTGCATATTCATCTTCATATGATTGATATTGGTTGTCTGGAGTGAAATTGATTCCACATGATGTCAATGCACATATTTTGAAGATATTTAAACTTTTTATTCTTCTGCTTTTATTTTTATAACTTAGACGGAATACATCTGGAGCTCCAAGAAACAGTCTGTCATCTGATGTTCCTCCATGAGGCATCATACCTTCTCTAAACATTCTCATTATTTTTCGTACTTCTTTTGCATCTATATCATCATTGGGTGCAAAATTAAACACAAATTTGAATGTTCTTAGTTTTGGTCCTGAGAATAAAAGTTCCAAATTAGGGTTTATTGCTGTTCCTGTTGATCTAGCAATCATTTGAGCAGGATCAACATTGATCCCTATCTGAGCTAATGTGTTTTTTGCAAGAAGTGACGATAATAATGTGTTTGATCCACCTTGACCTGCATCCTTGAGTTGTGCTAAACCGTTCTTCATACCATCAAGTCCAGCACCAAATACTCCAGCTAAATTTTTCTTACCTGCAATTAGTTGAGAGAACTCATTTTGAACTCCTAAAAATGCACCTGCTTCAATAGCATTTACTTTACCTTCACCCCAGTTTACTCCTTGACTTACTGATAATCCATTTGGAATGGGAAGTTTTGCAGATCCTAGAAGTTCTTTTCCTATATTAGAACCTCTTCCTAAACCTTCATTAAAGACATTTGTTGCTGATTCATTTACACTAGATATTTGGGGTTTTTCAAATACTTTAGGTCCACCAAAAGGATCTGTAAATATACGATCCAATGCCCAACCACCCCAATCTTTACCACGTCCTTTCGTAGTTTTGTTTACATAATTCGATTGTGGTGGAATATATTTAAATTTTTCAATAAACATATAATCTTGATCCAGATGCATTTCTGGAGATTTTGGATATGTGTAATGTCCTATAGAAGTTGGTGATCTCTTTTTTTCTTTAGGTTGAATATCATCATCTTTACTCTCTTCTTCTACAGTATTATCTACATTTTCTCCTGTATTTGGAAATGTACTGCCTATATGAGATTCAAATCCTCTTGATTTATTATACATCCCAGATTCACGCAAGGCATCTTCATAAACACTACTGTTTAGAACTATTTGATTACCTGCTTTTGTGGATATAGCATCCATAGTGTTTAAAAAAGAATTTTGTCTTGCACCACTTTCATCTGCAAGAATTGCTTTTCCGAACACACTATTAGGATCTATTGGTAATTTTTTAGTCCTACCTTCAGCAGGATTTATAAAGAATATATCCTTTGTTTTAGCAAAATTGCCATTTTGTATGTCTAAGTCTAGTGTTTCTAGTACTTGTTTTCCATTGATATTATAACGGAAAGTCTTAGACATCTGACCATTATCAAGTATGGATAGTTTATTACTCATTTCCAGACCTTTGTGTTACTGATAGATATTTCAACACTACCGAGGTCTCTTATGAATTCCTCGACACCTAAATTTAGAGCTGTTTCCCATTCTTCCATAGATATGTCCAAAAATAGTGTATCTACATAGGATTTTATATATTTATGGTATCCTCTAGGAAGGTCTGCTGGATTTGCTGATTCATCCAACCATTCTAGTATAGTTTCTCTGTCATCAGGTGCATAATAGTGTAAATTTACACCCCAAAACTTATTACCTTCAACTGCTACAATATAGCATAATGGGTTTCTATCGTAGAATCTTAGTTTCTCAGCAGTTTTTGCACCATACTGAAATAACATAAGATGTCCAGGTATGGGAGAACCTTCAGTCTTTGATTTCGGAAATAAGTTTCTATACTCCAAGTTCTTTCTCCGTTAGTATTTGAAATTCCCATCTTCTGTCTTTACAAAAGTCTTCTGCTGATTCCCATTTTGCTTGATTTACAGCATATTTCATAACTTCAGTAACATACTTTTTAGTTCTTGCTTTTTGTTTTTTGGGTTCTCTTACTTCTTTAGCAGGTTTTACTTCAATTACTCTTTCTCTTATTTTTCCTAGCGTATCTTTATATTTTACGTAAAAGTCTGGGAAGTATCTGTGGGTTTTATTGTCTATTGGAGATCTATATGGTATTATAATTTCTTCTGATGACCATGTTATGATATCTTTACTTGAATCGCAATAATTCATAAATTTTAGTTCCCAAAGTGACCTGTAAACAATATCACTTGGGTTACCTTTGTATTTCTTGCGGTTTTTTGGTCTAAACCTTCCTTTATATGACATACATAGTATGTAACGTACTGTATTTAGATGGCAAATAGACCAAATGTCTTCGCAGAGGGGAGACATATACTGCCAACTCAGGATTTATACATTACCAGAGATAAGTTTGGTAGTAATGTTCCAGCGTATAATAATATTTACGATGTATGGATAGACTTTGCTGGTAAAGGATTGACGAGATTTATAAATCAACATACTTTTTATGATAGGGGTGGTAGAGGTCCGAGTCCAGGAAGTGCGTTAGCATTATTTTGTTCTGAGGCAGTTTTACCAGGATCTACCATTGAAACTGCTGAAGTACGTGGTTTGAGGCAAGGTGTTGTTCAGAATTATGCGACATATAGGTCATATCCCGACATAACCTTGACATGGTACTCTCAACAGGACTATTATACTAATGATGTCTTTAATGCTTGGATGGAGTATATTTCTCCAACTAGGTTAGCAGATAATCGTTATGGAGATTCTACTAGAACTAGAAGGAACGACAAAGCGTCCTTTAGGAGATTGAAGTACCCCGAATTCTACAAATGTAATATGCAGATTACTTCATTTAGTAAAAATTTGCTTGATGAAGGATCAAGATTAGAAGAAAAAGGTTCTCCTCAATTTCCAAGTAGTATTACATATTTTGTAGAGAATCTTTTTCCTACTAATATAGTTGCATCACCATTAGCATATGGAAAGACTGAGTTAGTAAAAACATCTGTAACCTTCAAATATGAGTACTATTATATTGATCGTACTTCTAGAGCTGGTGAAACATTCAAAGTATCTGATTCTGGTAACAATCGAAGAACAGATTCTATGAACGATGCAAGAGCATCTCAAGGAACAGATAATGCTGGTAGAGATTTTGACGATCCACAGTTTAATTTATCTGGAAATGATGGGTTTACAATGTATTAAAACCCTATAAATAAAGCCACTGAAGTGAATTATTATGCCATTACCAAAGGTCGTAGCACCTACGTTTGAACTAAAACTAATTTCTACACCAAAAACAATCAAATACAGACCATTCCTTGTAAAAGAGGAAAAGGCATTGTTGATTGCTATGGAGAGTGGAAATGAAAAAGATATTACTGCTACAATTAAAGAGGTACTCAAATCCTGTGTACTGACTCGTGGTGTGAAGGTGGATGATCTGCCAAGTTTTGAACTAGAATATTTGTTTTTGAATATTAGAGGAAAATCTGTTGGTGAGACTGTTGAATTATTAGCAACATGCACTGATGATAATGAGACAAAGGTTCCTTTGAGTATCAAAATGTCGGACATCAAACTACATGTCCCTGATGAGCATGACGATACTATTGATCTTGGAGGTGGTATTTCTATCAAAATGAAATATCCATCAATGCAAGCATTTTTAGACACTAATTTCAATGTTAGTCAGACTAAAGATGATGAAAGAATTGATAAGGCATTCAAAGCAGTTGCTGATTCTGTTGATACTATTTTTACAGCAGACGAGGCATGGTCTTCAAGTGATTGTACTAAAAAAGAATTAGTATCTTTTATTGAACAGTTGAGTTCTGCACAGTTTCAAAAGATTGAAGAATTTTTTGCTACTATGCCAAAGTTACAGTATAAAACAAATGTAAAAAATCCTAATACAGATGTTGAGACTGAAGTACTAATTGAGGGATTATCAAATTTTTTCGCATAATGCTATATCATACCAGCATTGATGCAATG